ACGCGGTCAAATGGCCGCGACTTTCCTTGGCACTACCGGCAACTGGGGCATCCCTCAGGACGAAGCTGGCATCATCATCACCGACCTTTCGTTCGACTATTCCAACCAGGAGAAGGTCGTTCTGGACAAGGGCGGTGAAATCATCGGCCTCGCGCTCTATCAGGATAAGGTCGAAATCAAGCTCTCGGGACTGGTCAAGAAAACCGGTCCTTTCACCGGCAAGATCGGCGCTGCTCTCGCTCTCACCAACGCGGTTCCAGCCCACATGCAAGCCAGCGGCGGCACCACCATTATCAAGCAGATCAGCCGCTCCCTCAACAACGAGGACTTCGAGAAGATCGACATCACCGCCACCAACTATCCGCTGGTCGTTTCCGGTGGCGGTGGCGCGTGAACCAAACCTTTCAACCTGAGATACCGATATGAACGCCATCACCCACATTTCATCCACCGCCACCAGCAATACCTGCCTCGCCGCAGCATTGACGGCAGTTGGCATCCAGCTTGCCGAGAAGCCGTTCGTCCGCGTTGTCGGCGACGGTATTCGCGGCGAGCGCACCGTCTGGTTCTTCGATCCGCAAAGTCAGGATAACAAATTCCAGACCAAGGAACTCATCGAAGCGTGGAACGATGATTCCTGGCACCTCACCAACCCGGAGCATCCGTTCGCCTACATCAAGTGCGCCCTGCTCAACCGCCAGCGTCTCGTGGACAAGGTGAAGCAAGATGTGCCTCTCGCTTGCGTGAAACGCCGGGGCAAAATCGCCTTCATCCCGCTCGATGCTTCGCCGCGCACCGAAGATCTGTTCCTCCGCTACCTCTGAGATCCATGAACGACATCGACCGTCAGACACTTCTATCAACCGCCTTCCATGATGTGGAAACAATCGTCGCCGGACAGCCGCACGACCGGCAACGATGGCGGCAGCTTCCTCATCGCCGCGCCGGGCTGGAAAGGCGAGACACCCAAGGGTGTGAAGAAAGTGTTTCACGCGGAAACGGACTTGGTGCTCGCAGTTTATAGGACGCAGCTTTTCAAGCCGGACGACATCGACAACGTGAAGAAGGTGCAGGCGGGCTACAAAGTGCAGCCCCTGTCGGAGTTTCTCGCCGCCTCCGCCCCCAAGGCTGCACCCGCGATTGATTTCATGAAACCGCTCACGCCGGAGGCGCAGAAGACCTCGCCCGAGTTTTTTAACGTGCTGAACTTCATCCTCAAGTTCTGCCCCACCGACCCATCCGAGACTGAACTTATGGCCCGGTTCGCCAAGATTGGCGTCGGTGCCGGGAAGAACTTCGATGCCGCCAAGCTCTCCCCCGAAATCAAGACGGCGGTCGAGCAGGGCATCGGCGACGCGTGGGCCGCATTTGAGGACTTCAAGGCAAAAAGCTTTGATACGGGAAAAGTAACTTCCGGCGACGTGTTCGGGTCGCGGCAGTATCTGAAGAATAACTATCTCTATCGCATGGCCGCTGGCGTGATCGGTCTCTACGGCAATTCAAAGCAGGAGGCGATGTATCCGTTCTATGGAGTCGATTCCGACAAACAACCGCTCGATGGCACCAAGCATTACACCATGCACTTTGCGCCGGGAGAGCTGCCGCCGGTCAACGCGTTCTGGTCGGTAACGATGTATGATCTTCCGGGGCATTTCCTCGTCGCCAATCCGCTCCATCGCTACCTGCTCAACTCGCCGATGCTTCCGCAATTCAAGCGCGATGCCGACGGTGGCCTGACTCTGCACTTCCAAAATGAATCGCCTGGACCCGACAAGGAGTCCAACTGGCTGCCCGCGCCGAAGGGGCCGTTCTTCATGGCCATGCGTCTCTACTGGCCTAAGGACGAAGCGCTGGAAGGCAAGTGGACTGCGCCGCTGTTGAAGCGGGTGGAGTGAAGGCAAGTCCCGCCATCTCCTTAATAGCCGCAACGCCATACTGTCGCTCTGCACCGGTTGACTCCAACTCCGGCGCATGAGCGCCCTGACAGTCACCCTTGGAGCCGACATCACCGCATTGAAGCGGGCCATGGCCGGTGCCACGGAACTCGTCGGCGCGTCGGCCCGCCGCATGAGTAAATTGTCTGGTGCGGGCCTGGCAGGACTCGGCAAAGGTGGCGCGGCGGCACTCAGCAAGGGATTCTCGGTCGCGGGAACGGCGCTCAAGGCGGGCATCGGTGCGGCTCTCGCGGGCGGCACGGCGGCGGTTGGTGTCGGTGTGAAGGCGATCAACGCCGCCGCTGACTTCGAGCAGACGAAGGTGGCGTTCTCCACCCTAATCGGCGACGCGGGCAAGGCGGAACAAACGCTCGCCAAACTCCGCGAACTTGGGGCCCAGACGCCATTTGAATTTCCCGAACTGGCAGATGCCGGCCGCAAGCTGATTGCCTTCGGTGAATCCGCCGACTCGGTGCCGGAAACCCTACGGCGAATCGGCGACGTGTCCGCAGGCGTGCAGGCACCCATCAATGAAATCGCGGAACTCTACGGCAAGGCACGGGTCCAGGGACGGCTTTTCGGTGAGGACATCAACCAGCTCACCGGCCGAGGCATTCCGATCATTGGCGAATTGGCGAAGCAGTTCGGCGTTTCAGAATCGCAGGTGAAGAAGCTTGTCGAGTCTGGGCAGATCGGCTTCCCCAACATCGAGCGGGCGTTCGTTTCCATGACCTCGCAGGGCGGCAAGTTCTCGGGCATGATGGAGGCACAGAGCAAGACGACTTCGGGCCTGTTCTCCACGCTCAAGGACACGATCAATGAAGTGTTTCTCTCACTCGGCCAACCGATCAACGACGCAATCAGGCCCTTGGTTGCGGAGGCCATCGCGCTGGTTTCGAAGCTGACACCCCTCGCCGTTGAGTCGGGCAAACGCATCAAGGAAGCGATCATGTTCGTCATTGCCGCATTCAAAAGCGGGCAGATTCTCGACCTCGTGGCGTCATCGTTGAAACTCGGATTCGCGGTAGGACTCAACACATTGGTCAACGGCTTCCGCATGGCGATCGAGTTTTTCTGGAATCTCATCACCGACGGCGAGATGTGGAAAAGCCTCGGCACGACCTTGCTCGGACTGGTGGCTGGCTTCGGCGCGGCATTGTTGAACGCGTTCCAGACGCCCATCGTCTATCTGCAAGCGGGCATGGAATGGGTGGTGGCCCACCTGCTCAAGGGACTGCTCAAAATCCCCGGCATGGCCGATCTGCTAGGCTTCGATGAAAGCGCGGTCGAAACCAACTTCGGCAAGATCCTGAAGGATCGAAAGGATACCGGCGGCGAGCTATTCGGCATGAACTTCAAGGACATGGCTGAAGAGGCTCAAGGTCTCTTGGGAAAGGGAGCACCGGCCCTTGGCGAACGGGTGGCTGAAGCGGCGCGGAAAGCGGGCGAATCCACCAGCGCGGAACTCATCGACACCACCGCCTTGCGTGACAGCTTTGGCAAGGTGGTCGGCTCGATCCGCGACACCATGCCGAAACCCGAGGAAGTGAAGCAGGCGGCCACCGCAGCGGCAACGACCACCAACACCACGCCAACAGCAAAACAGGAAAGCACGCGACTCGATCCCATCGTCACGTCGCTGGGCAAAGTCGGCGGCGGTGGCTATTCGTCTGGCACGCTCGATGCGCAGCGAGAAAACAACCGGCTCACCGGTGAAACGAACAGGCTTCTCCAACAAGCAAACAGTCATCTGGCGAAGCTGGGCGGTGGGGGGCAGGTTGCGGCCGCGTTCGGGTAAGCGGACCCGGACGAAATGGCCGTCGGGATCCGCGCTCCCGAATCCGACGACGATTTTCGCATGTCAATTTCCTAGTCATTCGCGGACCAGGCGTCTAAACACCTCGCGCCATGAAACCCAGTAAAACCCTTTTGACCGCGGCCGCAGCGCTTCTCCTAGCCGCCGCCATCGCCGGTTTCCTCATCATTTCCAAATCCAGCAGTCGAAAAATTTCCACTTCGGACGTCGCCGTTGCGGAAAGCGGCGGGTCCGCCAAGAACGGGAACGGCTCCGGGCAGACCAAAGAGACGTCCGCGACGGCCACCGAACGCCCGAAAAAACGCAGGGCCGTGGCCAATGAAGAGCTCGTCGCCAAGTATGGCGAATCCCGCACCAATCTCTCCAAGCACGCCACCGGCAATGTCATCGGCATCCTCGAAGACGCAGTGCAGATGGGTGAAATGATGACTTCGGGCCAGGCCGCCGGATTCGGAGGAGGAGGCATGGACATGGTCCTTGGCGGCCTCAACGGGCAACTCCAGCTCACCCCCGAACAGAATGAAAAGGCCGCACAACTCTTCAAGGACTACCAGCGTCGGCAGATCGCCAACCAGAAGGCCGCCATCGAACGCCTCCAGAAGGACCCCACTCCTCTCATGAAACTCCTGCTCGCCAGCGACGCGGGTGCCAGGGGGGAAATGGATGACGCTGCCTACAAGAGCGTGC